CTCCCGAGAACTCGGCGCAGCGCGTCTCTTCCAGTTCGCCGCATTCGTCGCAGCAGAAGGTGATGGGGCCGTCGTAGCCGTCGCGCTCGATCACCGAATCCGCTCCTTGTCGCGGAACGTGATCTTGTCGCCGGGCGCGAAGAGGTCAGGCATTCCCGCCGCGCTCCCTGTCCAGCTTCTCAACTACCTCTCGGCTATTCGGAATTTGCGCCTTCAAAAGAGCCAGGAAGTCAGCGGCCAGCTCGTCGGCAAGCCGTGCCGATTCAGCTTCATCCACGCGCTCGTTCGCGATCATGTGCGCGGCTATCATAGCGCAGCGATGCTTGTGACCATGGATCAGCGTGCGATAGACGATCATCGGAGGGACGCCGAGCTCATCGCGGGCGTATCCTTCGAACCGGTCAGCATGGTGCGCCAATTCTCGCCCCAGCAGATGGCTCAGGCTGCGCGCATATTCGCGTTCAACGTCGCTCAGGGCTTTGTCCTGAGCCGGATGTTTCATGCTCGGCGCTAACTGTTCATCCATCCCTCACCTCCCCGCGCACGATCTGGCCAGAATCCCAGTGCCCGAGCATGATCGCCTGCCTCGGGACCGAGCCCGCCGCGTAACGCCGAGCCGCCAGCAATCGCTTGCGCCGAAGCTCGGGCTCGTCGCGCGTCGATGGAATCCGGCGGTCGCCGATCTCGCCGGCCATTTCACTGCCACCACGCCCACTTCCTGCTGTCTGGCAGAGAGATCGGCTTCCTCCGGTCTGCTGCGATATGGCACGCGGCCCAATCGATCCGTTCGATATCCGCAGCGTTAAGGCGCTGTATGTCGATCCTCTCGTCAGGAACTACAGCGAGCTTGGGACGGGCGGTCACTTCGACTTCTCACACATATATGAGCTGGCCGAAATCGGGTCTGGCGCCCACTTCCCGCCTTGCTGAATACAGCGAGCCCCATCTGCCTCGGCTACTTTCACGCTGCATTGCGCCATGATCGCGATGGACGCGACGACCGCAGCCGATAGCGCCAGCACTGCGACCGACCAGGCCTTGTGTTCTCCTCTCATGCTGCTCTCGCCTCCCTCGTTAGTTCTTCGACCGTGCAGCCAAGCCAGTTCGACAGGGTTGAGAAGCACCAGTCGATATACTTGGCGCGCTCGGGCTCGGTCATCGCGTGAAATGAGATGCTGTCGTAATCTCGGACTTCCTGCCCGCTCGGCAGCTTCACGACTTTGACCAGACCGTAGCGGTCCTTCAGAACCTTGTGCAGCAGATCGGCGGTCAATCCCGGCGCCTGCTCCTCCAGCATCGGAGCTGCGAGACCGAGCGTGATCCAGTAGAGCGCGATCCTCTTATTATTTCCCTGGGTGCGCGTGATCCTGACACGGACCTTTCCCTGGACTGCGGACAAGGCGCGCTCAGCAGCATCGTTGGCCGGGAACAAGCCGCCAGGCCGACGCTCGAAGATCAGGGGCGCTTCGTCAGCCATCACGCGGCCCACTTGCGCCGATAGCGGCGAGCGGTCCTGACAGATACTCCGGCCTTCCATGCGGCGCGCTTGATGCCTTCGCCCTGGGCGATGAATAGCCTGAGACGAATAGCGCGGATCGCGGCCTTGTGCTGACGAGCCGTCACGCCGCTTCCAGCGAGGCTTTGAGGTTGTCGCGGAGATCGGACTCGCCACCTAGGTGGCGGATGCGCTCCACCATCTCGGCCAATTCATCGTTGAACTGATCCACTGCCGCAGAGAGTTTCGAGATATATGCCTCATCGCGTTCCACGCGGACGATCAGCAACGGCAGGCCGGGACAGTAGGAAACGAAGTCCCACCATGCGCGCTCGCAGACCCAGATGCTCCCCTGAACCTGGGCAACATGCTCGGGAGGAACGCGGTTCAATAACAGACGCTCGATCTGGATATGCGCGGACGCGCCCTTGATCTCCAAACCGCCATCATCGTCCAACAGGCTGTCTGGGCTGCATCCCTTTGAGCCGTTCCGAATGAAACCGATGACCCGAGGATCGCAGTCGCGCATGAAGGCGTAGAGATCGCGCGCCTCACTCTCCCATTCCTTGCCTCGATCCATGTGGCTGTTGGAATAGGATTCCATCGGTTGCTGGGTCAGGATTTCCCCTGCCAGTTTCCGCATGTATTCGGCGCGTGTCCGGCTCGCGCCGCCGTCCTTGCCCTTCGCCATGACCGTGGAGAAGCAGGACGCCGTGGGAATGCCCATGCGCGCGGCGAACCACTCGGCGGTTCCCTGTTCGCAATTCAGAATTTCGATCATTTCGATTTGCCAGTCAGGAAGATTTCAGCCTTCGCGGGGTCTTTCTCGCGAAGCAGCCGCATGGCCTCGCCGAACTTGTTGTCAGGAAGCAGCGCGAGGCTTCCGACTTTCAGGTGCCGGCAGAACTTCGCCTTGTCCGCTCCAACCGCGTCGGCAAGATCGTTCAGGAGCCGCAGCCGAACGCTATCGACTGGTTCCGGCGCACCGCCTTTGCGACCATCGTCATCTTCTCCGCGCGTCGTGATGTTCAGCAGCGCATAGGCCGTGTAGCGCTTTCCATAGCTGCCGCTCGACCCGACGGCTTGCACGGCATTCTTGCTGCCGCTGGTGTCGCTCGGCAGGGAGAGTTCGCTTTCCTCACTGTGGCCGTCGCGGTGTGCAAGTATCCCCGTCGTCGTAATTTCATTCTCAGTTCGACGCACTTTGAACGACAATGAAAAGCCATGCTCGGCGAGGATTGGGCGGATCGCTTCGTTCACGTCCTCCCAGAGTGCGTAAGTGCTCTGGATATTGCCGTTACGATCCTTGATGCCACCGCTTTCGGTAATCACCGGAAGGTTGGGCTGCATCTCGGCCAGCGCCTCGTAATAGGCAGCGCGGGCGTTTCTGGCGATCACGCGCTCCTGCAATTCAAGCAGCCGTTCGAGCTTGTCTATATCGACGTTCGGATCGGCGGCGGCTCTGGCGATGACGCTGAGGATATCGCCGCGCGAGGGATCGAAGCCTTCGGTCGAAACTCCCTGGCGGTTCGATGGCGTAGCCACGAGAGCCCGGTCGGCTTCAGCCGACGCGCCCTGATCTTTCACTTTCGTTTCAGCATTCATCATCTTCACCGGGAGCGGGTTACTGTCCCCGCTCCCGTCCCTTGGGGGTTTCGGATTGCTTCCTGATTTCACGCATGGCGTTCCAGCGGCGCGCTTCTGTTGCCTGTCCCGACGCCATGTCGAACAGGTCGCCAATGACTGCATCCATGATCCTCGCTTGAAGCGCATATGGATCGTCTGGAGCGGGAAGCGGTTTCATTCCATTGCGCTTTCGACCAGCGCGATCACTTCGTTCGGATCGCAACAGTCCAGCGCATCCACGGCTTCTTGAAGTGCGCTCATGGCTTGCTCGATCAGTTGTCCGCGCTCGGATTGCCGGAGGCCCTCGGAAAGGCTCTCGAACTTCTCCTCCTCCTCGCCGCGGACCTCTTCGATGATCTCTTTCGCTTCATCGATCAGAGGCGCCGCATCGTTCAATGCTTTCAGCGCCGCATCCAAGCGCTTGCGTTGGGCGTTGTTCATCTAGGCAGCCCTCCTCTGTTCCCGCGCCTCGGCCAGCGCATCTTCAGCCGCCCACTTCTCGCGGAATTTCGCTTGCAGCTCGGGCGATGCGAGCGCGCACAGACGGTCGCGTGTTTCCTCAAGTTCGCGGCGGCATTCGGCACGGTGCTTGACCATCGCTGCCTGACGTTCCGCCTCGCGCTCGGCCTTCGTCTTGGGCGCGTGCCCGAAAACTCTGGCGAAGAATGCCCGGTCGGACATTTCCTCAACGCCGAGGTTGGTGATGATGCGGGCGGTCACTTGGCGTCTCCCGCTTCGGTCCCCGGAGCGTCGTCGTCATCATAGAGGCCCAGCTCCTCATCGAGCCTCACCATTCGCACTAGCGGGTGCTCTTGCGGCGGCCAGTAAGCCTCCTGTGCAGATCGAAAGCCTTCAATTGTCGGGCTCTCGTGGGAGGTCTTAGTCCACGCCGCAATCTGCTCACCTTCCGGGAAGCAAGTGTCCGGCAAGCGCTTTAGATGAACGTAAGCGCCATTCGTGGCCGGATCGCGGTCTAACTCTAGGACGCGCTCACTGAAGCGAACCCACGCATCGCTTAGCCTCCAGCTAGTGAAGTGTCGTGTTTGTTCATAGGCTTTCGGTCCGTCTCCGCACCATGTCAGCGCCCAGACGGTTTGCGGGTGCACCACCACCCAAGGCGAGGGGCTGCTTTCGCAGGCGCACTTGCCCGCCACGTAGAGCCCCATTTCCTCGCTATCGCGCACATATTCACGGCAGCGAGTGCAGAACCACTTCGCGTTAGGGACACTCACGCCTTGCGCGGAGACCGTGGAACAGGGCTCCGTCTCTGATGAGTGGCCCGACGGCGAAGCCGAACGCCCATCCCCAGGTTCCATCCCTGAAGTGTCGGGGGCGCGGGTCATCGCCTTCCGCTGTTCTTCTCTCGCCTGTTCGTCACTCAGTCCGCAGACGAATTTGAGAAATCCGCGCTCGGCAGCGGCTTCGTCTTTCATGCCGCACTCGAAACAGACCTCTTCTCCGTTTGGCCCGTAGGGGCGAGTCTCAGCGATTTTGCCGCAAAGCTGGCAACGGCCGTCACCTTCGGCTTCGATGATGCCGGGCCCGCTCACAGCACACCTCCGACCGCCAGCATGGCCCCAACGAACGCGGCCACCAGCGCCATGAAGGCGAACTGACGCCA